AGAGAAATGCACCAACCATTAGCAGTTGGCAAGATGGTTAACTTTAAAGAAGATAAGTATTTTGATCCAGAATCAAAGAAGTTCTACAAGGGTGTTTATGTATCAGCATACGTATCCAAAGGCGCACAAGATACATGGGAAAAGGTTCTAGATGGAACACTTACTGGTTTTTCTATTGGCGGAAGAATGAATAAATGGGATGATGGATATGATGAGAAGTCAGATACACAAATTAGAATTATTAAGGAGTATGATTTGATTGAGTTGAGTCTTGTAGATTCCCCAGCAAATCAGTTTGCAAATATTCTTTCTGTAGAGAAGGTTGACGGAGTAAATATTATTAAGGCAGATGAAACAGTTTTAGAAAATGTTTTTTACGACAACGAAAGTGGTATCGTAATATCATCTGAGAATGAGTCAGAAACCAGCCCAGTAACTGGAGAACAGATGACCAATATAGGGTTCGTTGAAAAAACGGATAATGAAAAAGCAAACATGATAAAATTCTTAGTTGATAGTGCTAAAGGCATTAAAACTTCTAAGATTAACAAGGAGGTAAGTCCTATGACAGAAGATACAAATACAGTTGCAGAAGTTATTGAAACCGAAGCAGTAGTAGAAGTAGAAAAGTCAGAGGTCGCTCCAGAGGTTGATGCCGTTGTTGAAACAACTGCAGAAGATATTGCTAAGTCTGAAGAGACTCCAGTATCTGAAGAACTATCAAAGTCTGAAGAGACAGTAGAAGTTCTTGCAGTTGAAGAAACAACAGAGGTATCTAAATCAGATGATGTAATTGTTGATTCAATTACAGAAATCAAGAATACCCTAACATCTGCCTTTAGCGATCTAGTATCAACAGTAAAATCTTTGCAAGCAGAAGTAGAACTTCTTAAGTCTTCAAAGGTTGATGTTGAAGTAGTAAAGGATTCATTTCAAGCAGTAGCAAAAGACATTGCATCTGTTTCAAGTGAGTTTAATGAGTTTGGTAAGCGAGTCGACGCTGTAGAAGCAGATACCGCTTTCCGAAAGTCTGGCGATCTCGGCGAGATAGTACAGAATCAACCTGAAATGGTTGAAAAATCCCTATGGGGCGGTAGTTTCCTCAAAACAGCCGACTTATTTAATTAAAAAAAATAATAAGTAAAAAATCACAGGAGGTGACAATATGTCGGAACAAAATATAGAAAAGAACCAGCCTGGAACATCAGGACAACTTGGTGGCACAGCCCCAGGATTGTATCAAGGACAAGGTGCATTTGCATCAGGTTCAGCAGCAGGTTCAAACGTACCAGGTAATTACAGCAATGATGGTGTTTTGGGTAATATCCCAACAGCCCTATCAGGAGTTACAGATGGTCCAAACGCAGTAAATCCTTCAGGTGAGGCTGGTAGCGGAATTCTCCGCCCAGAGCAAGCACGTCGTTTTATCGACTACGTGTGGGATGCTACAATCCTCGCCAAAGATGGCCGTCGCGTTACTATGAGAGCCAATACAATGGAACTCGAAAAGGTAAACGTCGGAGAGCGTGTAATTCGTGCAGCAGCGCAAGCAGTTGGAGATTACACAAACGCAGGTGCAACATTCTCAAAGGTTGAATTGACTACAAAGAAGATTCGTCTTGACTGGGAAGTATCTGCAGAATCACTAGAAGATAATATCGAAGGTGCAGCACTTGAAGATCACATTGTACGTTTAATGACAAACGCTTTCGGTAATGATATCGAAGACCTTGCAATTAACGGTGATGGAGCAACAGGTAACTTCTTGTCAATCATGAACGGTTTCGTAAACCGTGTAAAGACTGACGGAGATGCACATGAGTCAGTTGTAACAGTCGCTAATAACGCCTGGACAACAGATGTAATGCAGGATATTATCCTTGCAATGCCACGTAAGTATCGTGCTATTAAGTCTAACTTGAAGTTCTATGCTGGTACAGACGCATTCCAGGGAATCGTTAAGAATAACGGTACCCTAGCAGACGCAGTTGCCGAAGCATTTGCTTCACAGGCAGGCGGAACTCCAACAAATCGTCAAGCATACCTTGATGGTGGAGCACAGACATTCGGTGGAGCACGTACAACACGTGTTCTCGGAATTGACGTACAAGAAGTTCCTTACTACCCTGCAGGATATGTCGACTTGACATTCCCACAGAACCGTGTATGGGGCTTCCAGCGTGACATCACTGTTAACCGTGAATACCGTCCAAAGAAGGATACTGTAGAATATACAGTATTCGTTCGTTTTGGTATTCAGTGGGAAGAGCAGGATGCAATCGCATTCGCTGATGCTGCATCAGATGCATAATCTGTAAACAGTACACTTTAGGGGGAGTAGGAGTTAACGCTCTTGCTCCCCTTACTACTTATAATGATATAATACTAACAAGGAGGAATCATGGAAAATAATTTTGAAAACGAAGAAAACTTGTTTATTGACGAGTCTGTTATTTCTGCACCAGAATCACATTCTGTTCCAGAGATGGTAGAAGAGCCAGTATTTCAAGAAGATGTAAAACTAGATCCAGTTGAAGAAGAGAAGCATGATGATGTCATTGAGACACCAGTACATTCAGATCCTATTCCAGAGGTCCAAGCATTGGGTACCGTAAACGGAGCAATTGGTGTAACAACTGCACCAAAGGAATCAAGAAAGCCTGCAAAGAAAGTCGCTTCTGAAAAGAAAGATACTGTTGCACTTTACTCAACAAAAAATGTTACATGGTCAGGTGTAGGAAAAGTCTACCGTGGATACAACATTATTGACAAAGATGCTGCTGAAAAGTGGTTAACAAGATCACATATTCGCATCGCAGAACCAGAAGAAGTTGCTAAGGAATTTGGTAAGTAATTCATGGAGATATTGAGGGTTCCGCCATATGACAATATTCTTGTAAATTTTGTTGTCCCATCAGGTTATACTGATGCAGACATCTATGCAAGAGTAACAGATATGGCGGACCTTTCAGTAGAGGTTTTAGAATTTTTAGAATTTTCAACAGGAGATAATATAAATATTAATTTTCCTGGAAGATACGATAATAACTATAGAGTAGAAATTTTTACAATTGGCGAGGGTGAAGAATTAATTCACGAAGAATACTACGAACTAATAAGACCATATGTAGATCCAGCAACACTAGGAACTACTGCATCAGAGATTGCAGAGTACACAGTTTTAGAATTAGTAGCAAGATCAATCATTGACACATTTGTTCCAGAAGGTTTTTATAATAAAAAAGTTTCAGTTGTAGGAACTGGCAATGGCTCAGACTACTTCCCTTTATGGGAAAAAGTTTACAGAGTATTTAAGGTCTATGAGAATAATAAATTAGTTTATGATAGATCCACTCCAGATACAAATGAGTACGAATATATAATTACAGCCGACAAAACTGCAATTCAAAAAGTATATGGTGAGCAAATAAATCGATACGAATCAACTGCACCAAATCTTCCAACAGGAAGAGGAGACCTTGGCTACTATGGATATGAGGGTGTTGGTTTTCCTCAAGGATATGACTACACATTTATTGTTGATTATGGATACTTAACAGTTCCAGCAGATATTGAATATGCAGAAAAAATTTTGATAGAAGATTTAAAATGTGGAAAGTTAGATTATTACAAGAGATATGTAACAGCCTATAACACGGATCAATTTAGAATTCAATTTGATAAGACAATGTTTGATGGCACTGGAAACTTCTTAGTTGATAAGATCTTGGAGAAGTATGTTAGAACCATTGTCAAACCAGGGATAATTTAATGATATGCGAAGAGCCAGATTTTATCTTTCCAATGCAAGCAGATATTTTTTATCCAATTGTTTCTCAGGGTACATATGGAGAAATAAGCAAACAATGGATAATAGATAGAACTATAGCAGGTAACTTTATACCATTAAGCAAGGGTGGTAAAGAAGAAATAACACCCAATGTTAACATAACTAAAGAATCTATTTTAGTCTGTAGAGTAAAGAGTGACATCAGAATTTCTAGTAATGATGATAAGAATTCGGTAACAAATGTTATTGTTACAAACATTAGAGACAGACATTGTAATGAGATTTATATAGAAACTTCTGGACCACGAAAGAATAAGTCTACAATATATGAAATAGCATCACAAGAACCATACTTGGGCCCATTTGGATCTATTGAGTATTATAATGTTGTTTTGCGTAGGTCAGAGAATCAGGCAAGTGACGCATGATAAAAGTTAAATTTGACAATAGAGCATTTCAAAAAGAAATGAAAAACATTATTGATTACTCAACTGGATTTCTTGATGGAGTTCAGATAGGTAAAAAAGAATTTCTAAATACTCTAGGTCCAAAGGTTGCAGAACAAGCATCTCAATTTATTGATGCAAATGCTAGAGTAGACTATAAGTCACTTCACCATATTTATGAGTGGTCTCAAACTGGAAACCCCAGCGCTAGATTATTTGATATTAAAGTTACGGTTAGCAATCTTGGTCTATCTTTTACATCAGGATTTTCACAATCCAAATCAGTTAAGGATGGCTCTAGAGTTCCATTTGCAAATAAAGCAATGATTATGGAAAGCGGTAGGTCAGTAACAATTGAGCCAAGGTTTGCAGATTCATTACGATTTGAAGTAGGCGGAGAAGTAGTGTATACTAAAAAACCAGTAGTTGTAGATAATCCTGGTGGAGAAACTAAAGGTCAATTCTCAAATGTCTTTGATATGTTTTTTGCTCAGTATTTTTCACAAGCATTTTTAAGATCAAGTGGTCTTAAGTATTACTTTGAAAATCCTCAAATTTATAAGAAAAGCCTTTCATCTGGAAAGCGTGGCGGTAGATCAGTAGGCATTGCCGTAGGTTCTAGATGGATAGCAAATGCAGGAAAGGTGGCATAATGTCAACAACAGTATCAAATAACCCTATGCTATGGGTTAATGCTTATTTGAAAGAAAAGATCGAGCAAGAACTAAGAGTGAACTTTGACCCACTTTTTACAGTACCATTCTTCCCATCTACCCCAACAGCCCTAGAAGACCTGTATACATTATTTCCAGAGGGTGGAAGTATGTGCACATATGACAGAATGTTTAGAATGAGAAGAACTCCATTCCCACATATCAAAGCAGAGCAGGCTCTGTATTATTTTTATGCTATAGGAAATAACCCAGTTGTCACTATGATTCAGATACAGGAAGCAATATTTAGAATTATGGATCGTGAAGACGAAACAGCAGAAGAGTTGAACTCTTGGACAAAGGGTAAAAGCATAGGAGACTTAACCTGCAAGTTTTACTTCCATAGGTTTAAGATATATCAACTTGAAGAAATTAGAGATATCATTGATTTTGGCTCCGCCAGGACCTATGCAGGAAACAAAGTTATAGTAGATTTTGAATATCACCAAGACGAAAGTTTAGTAAAAAGAACCATCTAAAAGGCTGTTATAATTGATATTGAGGAAACAAGCCCTTTAATCTATAAAGAAAAAAGAGGTGAATAAATATGGCGTATACAAGAGGTACTAGCAACAACATTATCGTTGGAGCAGCAGCACTTTTTACACATAACGATGGCGTTCTAACAGACGCAGATCTACCAGCATACGAAGCAGCAACATCTTTCAGAGAATCTTTGTCAGATGATCTTGCCTTTACAAATGTTGGATACACAATGAACGGTCTTGAGATCCAGTTCCAGCCAGATTTTGGTGAAGTTCAGGTTGATCAGGTTCTAGACGTTGCAAAGTTGTACAAGCAGGGTATGCAGGTAAACCTAAATACCACATTTGCTGAAGCAACACTTGAGAACCTATTGTTCTCACTAGCAGGAAAAGATTCAGATCTTGCAGCATACAATACAGCAGGAGCAGGTTCATCTGCACTTAACCTTTCAGCAGGAGACATCGGAGAATGTCCAGTTGAGCGTGGTCTAGTTGCAGTGGGTCCTGGTACAGGCGATTGTGAAGCAGGTTCTTCAATCGAACGTATTTATGTAGCATACCGTGCACTCTCAATTGAGAATGTAACAGTATCTGCAAAGCGTGATGAGGCTTCAATGTTTGAAGTATCATTCCGTCTTCTTCCAAATGATAATGCATCATATGGTCGTATCGTAGATCGTACAATTCCAGCAGGCGCATAATACAACTTAATATATGAGAGGCTCAATCCTTCGGGGTTGGGCCTTTCTGTTTGGTATACTTATATAATGGCTACTGAAATATATAAAACAGGAATTATTCATTTAATGGATGGAACAGAACTAGAAATATCTCCACTTAAGATTAAATACTTAAGAAGGTTTATGTCTGAATTTGAAAATGTTAAAAAATCAAAGGATGATATAGAAGCAATTTCTGCATTATCTGTTTGTGCAAGAATTTGCATGAGACAATTTAAGCCAGACATATCTAACTCAGCAGAAGATTTTGAAGATGCAATAGACTTAAAGACTATATATGCAATACTTGAATATGCTGCTGGTATTAAAATAGATTCAAAGTCTGAAGAAAAAGTTAAAGAGCAGGCTGTAGAAAGTGGATCTTCTTGGGAAGACTTGGACTTAGCCAAACTTGAGTCAGAGGTTTTTTTGCTGGGGATTTGGAAAGACTATGATGAGTTAGAAAGATCACTATCTATGCAGGAGATGACGGCAATACTTAATCTCAAAAGAGAAGAAGATTACACACATAAAAAGTTTTTGGCTGCAATGCAGGGTGTAGATCTGGATAAGGGTAAAAACAATACCAATGCTTGGGAAGAAATGAAGGCTAGAGTCTTTAGTAAAGGTCAAGCAGCAGATTCAAAAGACATTGTTGCACTACAAGGAATCAATGCACAAAAGGCAGGATTTGGTATTGGTCTAGGATTAGAGTATGAGAGAATAAATTAAAAATAAGAGTGCCTTATGGTATAATTAACTAACAAACCTATGGAGGAATAAAATGTCAGAAAAGACAGAATCAAGATCAGTTACACTAATTGACGGAACAGTAGTTCCAGTCAGACCGCTAAAGATTTCATTGCTCAAGGAGTTTATGAAGCGCTTTGCTGACTTAACTGCAGTTGCAGAAGATAACGACAAGTCTATGGATGTTCTAATGGACTGCGTAGAGATTGCATTCAAGCAGTACAAGCCAGAGTTGTCTGCTGATCGTGCAGCACTAGAAGATAACATTGACCTACCTACCGTTTACGAGGTAGTAGATGCAGCATCAGGTATTCAACTTACAGATCCAACAGCACTACTAGCAGGAAAGTAAGTAAATAAGAAAATGGGGTGTTATGAAACGTGTCAGATGTAAATGCTAATATAGGTATTCAATTTGACACGGCTGGCGCTCTTGCACAGTTAAGACAGTTACAGGCTGGGCTAAGCAAGTTTAATCAATCCCTTACTGAGGGAAATGTTGCAGCAGCCAATGCACAAAAGGGTCTTAATGCTCAACTTATGCAGTCCATTAATGCGACTGGTAAGTTTGTTGCTTCTCAGAAAAATATTGCTTCTAGCACAACTTCTTTTACAGATTCACTTGAAAAGAATAAACTCAGCATGTCTGAGTACTTCAAGTACACTGGTGCAGCAGCAACGCTTAATAGTAAAACACTAAGAAATGTATTTGCACAAGAAAAAGATATTCTTAATCGTGCAATGAAAGATAGAGTTAAGTCTCTACAAACTCAGTATGTTCAGTTAACCAATGCAAATGGAGAATTGACAAAGGTTCTTCAGGTTGTACCAAAGCATCTTCAAATGGTAAACGGAAAATACGCAGACTATTCTACAAGAGTTCAGATGGCTGCTCAACGCCAGCAAATGCTTAACCAATTAATTAAGCAAGGATCAACACAACTTCTAAACTTTGGTAAGAACACACAGTGGGCTGGTCGCCAGTTAATGGTTGGTCTTACAATACCACTAACCATGCTTGGCGCAATTGCTTCTAAAACTTTTAGAGACATGGAAAAAGCAACGGTAGCATTTTCAAGAGTTTATGGAGACATGACAACAACACTGTCAGATACAGACAATGCCATAGCAGGAATTCAAAGATTGGCAAAAGAGTTTACAAAGTATGGATTAACAGCAGTAGAAACTATGGAAATGGCTTCAAAGGCTGCTGCAATGGGTTTAACAGGTGCAGCACTTGAAGCACAAGTAATTTCAGCAACAAGGTTGTCTGTGCTTGGTCAAGTAGAGCAGCAGCAGGCATTAGAAACAACAATATCTTTACAAAATGCTTTTGGTATTGCTTCTGAAGATTTAGCAAAAAAGATTAACTATCTTAACGCAGTAGAAAACCAAACTGTTCTATCTATTGAAGATTTAACAATTGCAATTCCAAAGGCTGGACCAGTTGTTAAGCAACTTGGTGGATCCGTTGAAGATCTTGCATTCTTTATGACCGCTATGAAAGAGGGTGGAATTAATGCATCAGAAGGTGCTAATGCACTAAAGTCTGGTCTTGCCTCTATGATTAACCCAGCAAAAAAGACAAGCGAATTTTTGGCTAACCTGGGCATCAATATAAAAGGAATTGTTGATAATAATGCTGGGGATCTAAAGGGTACAGTTATTAGTCTTGCAAGATCATTAGATACACTAGACCCACTTAATCGTGCTAGAGCAATTGAACAACTATTTGGCAAGTTTCAGTTTTCACGTTTATCAACATTGTTTCAAAACGTAACTAAAGATAGTTCTCAGGCTGCAAGAGCACTTGGCTTGGCAGGAGCATCTGTTGAAGAACTTGCAATCTTATCTGAAAGAGAACTTGGAAAAGTAGAAAATGCTGTTGGAGTAAAGTTTCAGAAACAAATTGAAAATCTAAAACTAGAACTTATTCCACTTGGTAAAGCATTCTTAGAAGCAGTTACTCCAATTGTTCAGTTTGCTGGAAAAATTCTTGCTAAGTTTAATAACCTTAGTGATGGAACTAAAAAGTTTGTTGTCGGATTTGTTGCTATTATTGGTGGTATTGCACCAGTTCTTTTGATGACTGTAGGACTTGTTGCTAATGGTGTTGCAAACTTAATTAAATTCTTTGGAATGCTCCGTGGAGGAATGGCCAAACTTAATGGTCAGAATAATGTTTTAGGTGGTGGATTTGATTACCTAACACAAGCAGAGATTGAAAATATGACTCAATCTCAAGCGCTACACGCATCACACAGAGAATTAATTACAACTTTTAATGTTGAAAAAAGTTCTGTAGATCTACTTGCAGCATCATATCAAAACGCAGCATCACAAGCAAGATCACTTGCAAGTAGTGCTCCATCACTATTTAATAGATCTCCAGGAGCAGCAGGTGCGATTAGCGGTTTACCAAAGAGCGTTCCAGGTTTTTCAAAAGGCGGGGTAGTTCCAGGAACTGGAAATAAAGATAGCGTTATCTCTGCTTTAACACCTGGTGAAGTTGTATTAACAAAAGATACAGTAAAGAATAATCCAGAGATTATTGCAGCACTTCAAAATAATTCAGTACAAAAGTATCAGAATGGTACTGGCGGAGGAAGTGCAGATATTGCTGCAAGATTAAGATCTCAATTTGTAGATAATGGTTCTGGAAGTGAAGCATTTCAGGGTAGAATAAAAACGCTTATTGATGGAGCAATGTCACAAACAGAGCGTGGCGTTCAAAGAGTAATTAGATACGCAGCGGAATCAGGAGTGAAAATCACTGCTGAGCAAACAGATCAAATAGATAACTATAGAAAAGAAATGCTTGCTTCTATTGAAGAGGCTGGTAATGCTCTTGTTAATGAAACCAAACTAACCAAGGATGAATTAAAAACTGCACTTAAATCTATGTCTCCTATTTCAGGCAGCCAGTCAAATACTTTTGACCTGATAGACAAGCATGGAGGACAAAATGCATCTGGCACATTTGGACACGTTGGCCAAACTAATAGAGTTGGTCTTGCAAGTTTAAAATCAATGAACGTAAAGCCAGAGGCTATGGCTCAGGCAGGGAAAATAGATGAATATTTTGCTTCAAAGGGAAAGCAAACTCCAGACTTTAGAGTGGCAAATGCTTTTGGTTTTGAGGGATTAAAACAAAAAACAAACAGAGATATGGCAAGCAAGGGTGGAGCAAACCCAACACAATTAATTTCTGAAATGAATACCCTAGGCGCCAACAAATGGAAAACCATGATGGGCGCAATTGGTGAAAATTTTGATAACTACAAAACACAGTTAGAAGCCTTTGATCAAAAGTTAATTGCAAATGTACAACAATGGTCTGCAAAAAATCCTGGTAAAAATATTACAGATGGAATATTTGAAGAAATAACAAATACAACTGTTCAAGAAATCACTGCTCTTCATCCAGAATTATCTGGAATATTTACCAAAGCAAAAAATACAATAACAGAAATTAGAATTTCCGTAGGTAAAGAATTAGATGCCCTTAATGCTTATTTAAAACAATCTGGCATGTCAGGAATTGGAACTAGTACAGGAAATACAAAATTATTAAATAGAGCAGGTAGAACTGCAGGAACAAATTTAGGAACAGTATCAAGGGCTGGTTCAGATATGGGAAGCGCCGTAATTGAAGGTGTTCGATCTGGACAAGGAACTGCTGCAGCATCTCCTTCAAAGAAGGGTGTTGACGCAGGTAAAGAAGTTGGAGATGGGATTGCAATAGGATTGCAAGCATCAGAAAACAAGGTTAAATCTCAATCCTCAAAACTTGGTGATGCAGCCATACCAAAAGATAATAAGTCAAAGGTAAATACTGGAGATAAGGGATACTTTGATAGACTAAATACTCCAGGGACTATGGATGAAAGACAAACAATTAAGTCAATGGACCGTCAGCGTCGCAAAATTGCTAAGCAAAAGGCTCGCGTTAATAAAGCGGGTGGCATAAATCCATTAGCAACAGCAACTACACAAACAGCAAATGTAGCAACTCTTGCCTCTGAGCAAGCAGAAGAAGAATTTTTGCTTAGAAGAAAAATTGTTAATTCTTTAAAGAGCACAGTTAAAGCAGCCTCAAGTATTCGTAATAGTTCAAGTAGAACTGCTCGTTCATCTGTTAGTGTTCTAGAATCTCAACAAAATATTGAAAACAACACAGACCTCACTGAGAGTGCGACAAAGAGTCAAACACAGGACACAATTAGAGCGTCAGACCTTACTGAAGCAACAACTAAAAATCTTGAAAGTTCTTTAGCCTCAACCAAAAAGGCAGCACAGTATGATGATGAAATTGAAGCAAATAAAAAGAAACTTGCTGAACAGGGTAGACAAGAAATTGCAGCAAGATCTACTATGTCTCAAATACCTATGGGTGCTCAAACAGCAAGTGGTTTTGTAAATCCAGCAACCGCGATGGGCTATGCTGATGCCTACGATGCATCTGGAGAGTTTACTCGTGACAAGAGAGGCTCAGTTCTTTTTGATCCAGAAACTGGTCAACCGACAACAATGTCTCAAAAACAAATTACACAAAAAAGAACTGGAATGCGAGTAGAAAAAGTTCAAAAGTATTCTGGAAAAGCAGCAGGAGCACTTGGTACAGCAGCAATGGTTGCTGGTATGGCAGGAGCACCACCACAAGCAACTGCTGCTTTAGGTACTGGCGCAATGGTTGCTCAAATGGCTCCAATGATTACAAAGTTAATGTCTAATCCATACACAGCAGCAGCCGTTGCTCTCGCTGCAGTTGCAGGCAGTGCATATCTACTTAATAAAAAACTTGAGGGTACTGCTGCAGCAATAGCAGCATTTACAAGAACAACAACAGTATCAACAGACATGTTAAAGAAAATTGGAGAGCAAACTGGTAAAGTAGGCGCCAATGAATTAATGAATCGCAAAAGGGCTGGAGGTTCTCTAAATACTTATATTCAAACTGGCCGTGATGGTACAACTGAAGCACAAAAGTTTTTAAGTGGAAATGCTGGAAAAGAATTACAAAAAGCATTTAAATCAAATGCAGCAAAAAATGGAATGGACATTGCTTCACAAGACTTTGCTCTACAAATTGCTGCTGCGATATCTGATGGAACAATACCACAAGACCTTGGAGGAGAAATTGCCTATCAAATGGGCGTTAATCTAAAAGACTCTGTAATTGGAATTAAGATTGATGGACAAATTAGAAAACTTATTGGCACAGATGGTCAAAACTTAGAGGATCAACCTCTAGAAGTGAGAGCCAGATTAGCATCTGAAGGAGCATCAAGGGCTAGCAGTCTTATGTCTGAGATACAAAATAAAAAGGTAGATTCAAAAGGCATTGGCTTTATGGATAATCCAATCTTTACAGGTTCATATGTAAAAATGCTAGCAGGATCATCCTCTGGCTCAGACATGGCAGCAGAACTTGCAGTTGTAGGTTCTTCAGCAATTGAAAATGCACAAGCACAAGCCGATGCAATGTCGGTATATTATGACAAACAACTACAAACATTAAACAATGAATTATTGGCAACAACCAATAAAGAAAAGCAAGCAGAAATACAAGCAAAAATTCTTGCAATGACTACAGAACAAGAATCTGGAATGTCAAGAATGAATAATCTTGTTGCTGCACAACTAGTCATTCAGTCAAATATTGCAAGTAAATTAATTAACGAAAATGTAAAATCAGGATTTACAGCCAATACATTTATTGATGATTCTAGAAGAAGAGAAGATGCATTCTTTGACGCACAAAAATCAGATGTCAAGGCTAAGTACAAGGGAACTGCTTATGAGTCTTCAGCACAAAGAGTTCTTGACCTTGGCGCAAAAGCCGATGAGGATAAGTCCTTTGCTAGTAAGCAAGAAGGAAGAACATTTGAGGCAAAACTAAACTTCATAATGCAGTCTGGACAAATGAATCCAAACCAAGTAGAAACTATGATGAAGATTTTTGAGGGAAACCTAAAAGAAATGGACACCGCAATCAACATTGGACTTAGAACCCATGGTGGAGCAAAGATGGCAGAACTTGCATCAATGCTTCAGGGTGTTGGTAAAAAGAAGGCCCAATCAATTATTATTCAAATGGCAAGAAAGGATCCAAAAGAATTTGATAAAGTAGGAAAAGCCTTAGCAATACTTCAAAGATCAGATGGCATGGAAGTAGATATGACAGCATTTATAAATACTGTAGGTATGCCAGGGCTAGAAAAGTTATCTAAAAAACTTGATGCAATTGAAGCATTGCCAGATCCAATTGAGAAGGTTATAGATTTACAGAATACTGGTTTAGGCAAAGAAGAACTTGATGGACTAGCAAAAAATTGGGACTACTATAAATCACTAGACCCAGCAGTTAGAAAAGAAGCAATAGAGACATATACTACAATTTTTGAAACAGGAACTTCCTTTAAAACAAATGCAGAAAGAGATGCTTGGGCTAGAATACAAGCAGAAAAGGCTGCAGCGATGGTGCCCAAGGAGCAGGCTGCTTCAGTTTATACTACCACTCTTAAATTGTTAACAGTTGGAGCAGACGGAAAACCTTTAGATATTAATAGTCCAGAATATAAGATAGCCGTTGGCCAACTTGCCCAAACTGGAACCGAAGCAGTCCATGTTGCAAAAACAAAACTTACAGGAAAAGATGGAGGTCTTGAAGATGATGACAAGGGAGCAAAAGAAAGAATAACGACATATGACGAATTAAATAAGCGCCTTAGAAATGTTAGACTTGCAGCACTTGATGCATCTGGTGGTATAGAAGAACTACGCAAGGCTCTGGCAAAAACTGGAATAAAAGCAATTAATGATCAATTCAGAGGTCTAGAGCAACAATTAATTAAGACTGGTAAGGCTGGTCAGTTTGTAGATTACTTAGCAGGTTTGGATCAAAAAGAATTAAACAAGTTTGGAAAAACTGCTACTAAAAACGGAATCAATCCAATCACTGGAAAGAAAGACTCTAAGGTTAAGAAGGGAGACTTCCTTCTAAATGAAGATGGCAAAACAATGGAAAAGGGATTTAATAAGGCTATTTCTGGAGACTTCAATGTAGCACAACTTAAGTCTGTAACACTTCAAGAGCAGTTAATAAAAGCAAGAAGAAAACTTATTGTCCTAGGCTTTCAAGAAAAAGATATTCAAACAATGCTAGCAGATGAAAACTATCGCACTCTTATTGCTACAGGTAAAATTACGGATGCAGAGTTACGAACCAATGCTGCACTTGCAGCACGGAATAGAATAACAGCAAATTCAGAGTCTTTGTTGACAAGAACTCAAGTACCGATAGATGCTGCTAAAAATGCTGAAAGAATTCCAGATGTTGTAAAAATGCTTGAAGTGGCTGGAGTTAATGCTGAAGCAATTAGAACTGCTATGTCTGATCCAGATATGCTAAACGAATTAATTATTGGAATGGATAGTTTTGGAGAAAGTTCTCAAGAAGTAAGAGATAATTTTCAACTTGCATTAGGATATCTAGATGAAATGCCAAACTCTAAAGTTGTAAAATTAGTATTTGAGCAAACAGATGCACAAAAACAAATTGCTGGAGCAGACGCTGCTGCTGAACTATTTGATGCTTATAGAACTATTGATGAAAACACTATTAAAAGTGCAGAAGGAAATACATATGCTGGATTGCAATCACTTATGGCAAGTGTAAATAACCAAGCAAAAATTGTTCAAAACTCGATCAGTTTAACTCAATCTAAAATAGATACACTTCAGCAAGAAGTAGATAAAGACCAAAGAGATATTGAGACAAACTTTACAAGACCTATTGAGGCAAAACAAAGATCTATGGACAAACTAGCAAGGTCAGCGGAGTTAAACTTTACTAGACCAATACAGGCTTTACAAGATAGATCTTCTGTGCTTGCTCAAGACTTAAATGTTATAAATAATGCTGCAGAAAAAATTAATGAAAAATATGATGCTCAGCAAGAGTCTTTATCTAAGGTTGCAGAAATTAATCAACAAATTATTCAGCAACAACAACAGCAATTAGGTTTAGCGGGAGCACTTTCAACTGGAGACATTTCTGCAGCAGCCAAGATTGCTCAAGATATGAGAGCAGCAAGTGCATCTAACTATGCTCAAAACTCACAAGAGGCTTTGCAGCAAGCAAGAGAAAATGAAATTAATAATCTTCGTGGCGGTGTAAGTGGAAAAACACAAAAGGAAATTAGTGAAGAACAATATCAAATTGGACTTAGTGTTTACAATTTAGAACTTGAAAAATCAAAGGTAGATGCAGAGATACTAAGAATTCAAGATGAAATTTATGCACTAGAGCAATCTAGATTAATAGCACTAGACGCTATACAAGTTAAAACTGATGCAATAGCATTGATACAAAACACTACTTTGCTAGCCCAACAAAACCAATTAAAAGCACTGAATGATCAAAACCTTGCTTATCAAACTCAAAGTGATAAGTTATTTAAGGTTATTGAGGACCTTGATAATACTCGAATTGTATCTGAAAAAACTAAAAATCAATGGATAGCAATTAAAGCAGAGGCAACTGCTCTTGAAAAAATTGCATCTGGAGATTTAGCAAGAGCCTTAGCAGTAGCAGAAACAGCATCTGGAACAATTAAGGGTGATTGGGAAGCAACAAGAGATGCCTATAATGAAATTAAATCTAAGAAAGTTGAAATTACTAAATACATTAGAGAGGTTTTGCTTGGCAAAAATGAAAAATTTCCAGAAGACAAAGCAGAAACAAAGACAACAACAACGGGTTCAGTTGCAGGAGCGGGTGGATCAACTTTAGAAAACTATAGACTAAATGAATTAGCAGCAGCAAAGAGGGCTTCAGAAGCAAGTGGCTACCGTGGTGGCTCAAGCCTATACAACACTCTTGCATCTGGAGGAATGGTTAAGCCTAAATATTTTGCAAGTGGTGGCCTATCAATAGGAACTGATACAGTCCCAGCAATGCTAACTCCTGGAGAATTTGTTATTAAAAAATATGCAGTAGACAGTTTTGGAGTAGATGGCCTTAAGGCAATAAATAATGGAACATACGATGGCGACTCAGTGTATAATTATAGTATTAATGTTAGTGTAAAATCAAATGCTGATGCAAATGAGATTGCTAGATCGGTTATGACACAAATTAAGAGCATTGATAATCAAAAACTTAGGGGGACTAGAATTTAATGGCAACTAACAACTATATGTCTGGAAGAAAAAAATATGCTAGACCACAGGCAATGCTTTTTGCAGATAATCCTGGTACTAAGATTAATGGTTTCTATGTCCCAGATGGTAGCGAAATAGGGTCATTAGCAGCCTCTGAAGGGGCAAGTGGGGAGTTTATCCTACTCTCAGATGATAATAGGTCTGCTATAGACTTTAAGCAGGTAAGAATTGAAAAACGGGAAAGAATGATCAATGGCCGTATGAGATCTTATCATATTGCAGATAAACTACAGATAAGTACATCCTTTGATATGCTTCCATCAAGGGCTTATGATGCAAGCGCTAACTTTGATATTAATGGAAATGCAGACATGATGTCAAGCCCTTCTAGATTAAATCCCCTAGAATTTACAACAGATGGTGGTGCTGGTGGTGTAGAACTATTAGACTGGTATGAAAAGCATAATGGATCTTTCTGGGTATATCTTTCATATGATAAATATACAAATTTTACCGATACAGATATAACAAGCATTGACACTAGGTTTAATAATTTAAATAAATATAGCGAAATTGTTGAAGTATTTTTCTCAGACTTCTCCTATTCAGTTAAAAAAAGAAGTGGTTTAAACTTTGATTTTTGGAATGTTTCTTTTTCATTGGAAGAAGTGTAATGATTAACAATCCAGATTTGCTAAATTATATAGAAACAAGTTCTTCAATCAAGAGTCAATCTGCAGTTATTGCTGAATGGAATATGAATATACCATCAAACATTCTAGCGATTGGGAACTATAGATATAGACCTACAGATATTTCTTCTGTTTATAGAACAATACCAAACACATTTGATGCCTCTGATTCTGGTAATGCTTCAGAAGCAATTAAATATTATACTGGAGCAACAGATGCAGATGTAACTATTGATGGAGGGGTTGATAATAATAACCTACCTATCACTCTGGTATCTAAAAAAGATAAATTAAAACTACTATACTCTTTAGAAGATTGCCTTAGACCATTTAGGCCAAGATCTGGAATTAATAAAGCAACATATTTAAATGGTAAGTTTTTGCACAACCAAAACATTGATATGTCACAAAGACCAAGATACTATATGCCAGATAAGGATGATAAGTTTAAATACTGGACATCTTATAGAACAGAGGATAGCGTTGAGTATGGTATTGCAAATAAAACAATTAATAATCAGCACAGAATAGAAGACACTGCTCCATTTGTTGTTTACAAAAATCCAGTACCAGCCAATAGGCTTGTTGTAAAAATGCAAACGCATACTGGAGAAATAGACTCTGGAAACTTTTCAAATTTATCAAACACTTTTATAGATCCGTATTACGGAGAAGAGAATAAATCTACGCCAGTAATTTGGAAGATTCAAGTTTTAAAAAATAACAGTTGGGTTAATGTTATTTCTTTTTCTGGAAATGATAAAAGAAAAGATGGAACACCTGTTATTGGCTCAGATGGATATGTTGAATTATCTTATGGCTTAGTTATACCAAATGCTTATGCCGATAGTTTTGTTTTTCTTGGAGAGTTAATGTCAGAAACACTTCTTCCAGAAAATCCTAGCAATGGAGATGCATTTTTTGTATCGACTGATACTTCATCCGTTGGCATTTATTATATTTGGAGTGCTAATGACTGGAGAACTTTTGTTCCCGCATATTCCTGGCAACTTGCTGAAGAATCTGTTAATACTTTAACTAACTTTGTTACAGATCTTACAAGCCCACAACTATACTCAACTAATAGTGGAAACAAATATAAAGAATTTGAATATATCTCTGGAATAAGAATTGTTGTAGACACTATGAATAAGTTTGATTCAACCTTCGATTTAATAGAGATGTCATCTAGGCTTACTGCAAATTTATCAGATAGAGTTCTTAATTTTTCAATAAATAAAAGTGCCTCTGATTTAGGCGTTAGCGGTCTACCAGTAGGACAGTTGCTTGCTTCAACTGGTAAGTTGTCTTTGTTTGATTTTGACGATTCCTTTAATATTAATAATACTAACAGTATTATTAGTAACCATATATCTAAGAATATTCAGTTTAAGTTTTATGAAATAATAACAGATCCCAACAATATAGATTATTATTTGCCATTAAAAACCATGTACTCTGATGGCTATCCGTCAATAGATAATGCTTCTAAAGAGGTTTCCTTTACTTTGAGAGACCTATACTTTTACCTTGAATCACAATCTGCCCCACAAATACTATCTACTGGTGTTTCAGTAAATGCAGCAATTGCTCTGCTTTTAGATTCTGTAGGGTTTTCTAATTACATTTTTAAAAGAGTCGTTAACGAACAAGAAATGATTATTCCATACTTCTTTGTGCCACCAGAAAAAAGTGTTGCTCAAATTTTGCAAGACATAGCGATATCAACGCAGACGACAATGTTTTTTGATGAATACAATAATCTTGTAATGCTAAGCAAAGACTATATGCTCCCATCTGAAACTGATAGGGCTACAGACTTAACACTCTATGGGTCAGTAGATTCTATAAATGAAGACGAACTTAAAAATAAAAATACAAAACCAAAATTAGCAAACATAATGGAAGTTACATTAAGTAATAATGAAGTCTACAATGATGGAAAAATAGTATATACATCTAGACATATACAGAGATCTGTTGGTAGCATAAAGCAAGCAAGTCTAGTTGATAATGAAAAGACATGGATATACAAGCCAGTTCTTTTGTGGGAAGTTGCGGGTACAGAAAATACTAAATCTATTAATGGTGAGGTTGGGAATCAATCTACATATATGCTTAGCGCAATACCACTAAACTCTGATTTATCCAATAGCACTCCTTCAGTTGCTAGTGGTAACATACTTAACAATGTTATGGATTTAGGTGAAGGTGTTTACTGGATTACAAGATATAATGGATACTTTTATTCCAATGGAGAAATATTAAAATATGATGCAGTTCAATATAATGTATCTGGTACTGGTGATGTCTGGATAGGAAGTGTTCAAGAATATAGCAAGTACCTTTCATCTTTGCCATTTAATGGAAAGATGTATCCTACTGGATTAGTAAAGATTTATGCAGAACCTAACTATGAAGATAATAATGGTGTTTATAAATTAAAGGATGGCCCAGTTGCAAAACATGGTCGAGGTCAGTTCGGCACACCAATTGTTAATCATACCGCAGGACTTGATCCTTACTGGTTAAATAATAATAATATTCGTGGATGTACAATGGAGTCTAAATATTTATTTGGAAGTGAAGCAAACCCTCCAACAACAAGTGCTGGAGTTGCAGGAGTTAACAATGTTTTGGCATCAAAAACTACAAGAAATGGAATTATTAAAAACTTTTTGTCATCTAAATATATATCAGAAACACAAGTTAACTCTTTGCTGTCTACACAGACAGGAACAATTCAATCATCAGCACTTGTTATGAATGGCCCAGGGTTTACCACAACAGAGTCACCTACTGACTTTATATCTTATGTTTATAAACCTTTAAATGATAAGTACAAACATTTTGGAACACGAATGAGAGTTATTGGTAAAATTGAAAATGATTCAAATCGTGGACAAACACCAGTTGGTGGTTCTACTTATTTTGTTGTTCCTGGAACCACCCCAGATAAAAATATAAACATTACTGGTGGTTCTGGTGGTCTTGGTGTAATGATTAATCCATCCACAAATAATGGCTACTATTTTGAAATTGTTGCTCTAGGAGCAAACAACTTAGATAGCACACAAAAAGCAAATGTACATAATGTTTTATTTTATAAGATTGAGCAATCAGAAGGAAAGGCTATACCAGTAAAACTTTGGGAAGGCCTTACAAATATTATTGTGGATGATGGAAATTTTACTGGTCAATATCGCATGGCTGCGGAGACAAATCCAACGGTATATGATTTGTCTGTTGAGTACCAGGAAGTTGGAAACTTAAGAAGATTCTTTTTATATTTAAATAATAACCTTATTGCAACAGTAGACGATACAAAACCTCTTCCAGTTTATAACAATATGGCACTCTTTGTAAGAGGTTCATCTAGAGTTATGTTTGAAAACATTTACGCTTTAGGTAATAACTATTCTCAGAACACAGCATTTCAACTAGATGCAACACTCGGAGATGTATTTGGTGACTCAGAACTTAATGCAAACGATTCATTTAGAAAGTACGCCCTTAGTGGAATAATTCAGTCTACTTATTTAACTGGAATAAGTTCTTCAGAACCTCCTAAATTTAATGTATATTTTGAAGAGTTTGGAACTATAATGAGAGAAGCAGCCTCTTTTAATATTAAATATGACAAGGCTTATCCAGCACTATATGCAAAACTATCTCCGACCTTTAATAGACTAAAAGGGTATACAGTTTCTGGATTTAAGGCAGGATCGTATGGAGCAGAATTTTTAATCTTCAACTCAACAGATACTGCATTAAGTTTAGATGAAAGCAGTGGTAACTATTTAAGAATTCAGGGTATAACATTTACGCAGCAGTCAGATTCTGATCTAACTGTAGATGAGTATTTTTCAAAGAATAGTGATTTATCAGATATACAGCCTAGCCAAACAAGCCTTGTTGCGTCGCCTTTTAAAATTGCAAAAGACTACCAAGATATAAAACTAAGTAGAATGACATATGGCAAAAAAGATTTTTCTCTGCAAGTCCCATATGTTCAGTCATACGATGATGCAGAAAACCTAATGTCTTGGGTAATTAAAAAAATTATGAAGCCTAGAAAATCTATTGGATTAAAAATATTTGCAAACCCCTTGATTCAACTAGGAGACATTGTTGCTGTTGATTATATAGAAAACGGTATTGACAAGGCAGGAACTAAAGACTCTAGATTTGTAGTGTACAATATAGAATATTCTAAAGATGGTAATGGACCAGACATGAAAATATTTTTAAGTGAGGTCGTCTAATGGCTATTGAATCAACAGCAGATCAAGCACAACAGCACAGTCATGATGCTGCTGGTTTAGCAGTTAAAGCAGCAACACCTGCATTAATTGCATTAAGCAATCTACCTTTAGAGATTGAGATTATGACAGATCTAATCTTTGAAGATATAGGTGGTCAAGAATTAATAAATATGTCTAGAAATGACATTCTTGGTGGGCAAGACTTAATGTATAGCCCAATTAAAAATATGCAAGATCTATACCTACAGTATAATTCTAATAATATTATTAAACTTGAGAGTAGTGCAGACACATATTTTAAAAACTTTACAATCAAACTAGAAGAAAAACTTCCAGTAGGTGGTACTGGTCCATCAGGGGAAACTATATATCTAGACTCAGTAACTGGAGATTTAGTGATTAATCTTTCTTTTATTGAAAAAGACGAGCAAGTAGAAGTTCAAATATTAAATGATGGAAGCATTATTAATGATACAATATACGGGGCGGGATAAAAATGATAACTAATACAGGTAAAAATATTTTAGCAAAATATCTAGTGGGGCAAGCACCAGCATATGCCTCATATATTGCTATCGGCTGTGGCGCAAAGCCACTAGCCTCTGATGGAGTTCTTGGTGATTACTCACTAAAGGAGTCCCTTGATTTTGAAATGTTTAGAGTTCCAATAACCTCTAGGGGATATGTAACAGAAAACGGCCAATCAAAAATTGTATTTACTGCAGAACTACCAACGGAAGAAAGATATGAAATTACAGAGGTTGGAGTCTGGTCGGCTGGATCCAATCCAACAGCAGGTTCATCTGATAGTAAGACCATCTATTCTTTTAATAATAATGAAAATTGGGAATATCATAATGAAACTTCTTCAGCATCTATACCAAGTTACTATGTACCATTAGACACCAATGACAACATAATTAACATAACAGATACAGTTTTTTATACCAACGCAGATAACAAAATTTTTACAAACCAAGAAAGAGTTAACAGGTATGAAAGATGTAGATTCTTAAATAACATTCTTGTTATTCGTGGAGATATGACAACAACATCTGTCGTAAGCAATAGAATAATCATTCCTTCAAACTCAAAACATGTTCACTTAACAGGTGCAGGACTAGACTTTAATAGAAATGCACCAACAGATGATCTTAGATTAGCATTTTCAGTAATTAACAAAGATGGAGAGTCTACTATTCAACCAGACGAAGTTAGGATTATGTTGGAGTTTGCTCAGTCTGATGTTCATGGAACTGGAGAATATGCAAGGTTTGAGGTAATTATAAAAGAAACAGATTTAGGTGTAGACTTTGCAACAAACAGATATTTTATATCTACAAAAAAGTTTGAAGATCTATTTAAGAGTAGCGGATTTACCTGGAATGTTGTTGATGTAGTTAAATTTTATGTTTCAGTAATAAAAGATGGAGTACCATCAGACGATTACTATGTTTGTATTGATGCATTAAGACTAGAAAATACTACATCTGTTAATCCACTTTACGGCTTGTCTGGATACTCAGTTATTAAAAACCTAAATGCACAGACAATTGTTAAGGCTCCTAATACAACAAACCATATAGAGTTTAGATTTGGCATGGATGTGTTGTAATGGCTGAATCTATTATTAAAAAGGTAGTTGTTGCAAAAAAAGATCTTCCTGCATTTTCTGCAGAAAACAACTCTTACTCTGTAAGATATAGAATAGTTTCACAGGATAAGAATAGATTTTCTCATTGGTCACCTTATTATTCTGTTACTAGACAAACATCGCCAACAGTGTCCTGCTCTGTAACTGTTTTAGATGGAGTAGTTAACATGGTATGGAAACAGCCAACCGATCACATTATAAAAGAGTTTGATATTTATTTTAAGATAGATTCTGGCAGTTGGACTTATGTATCGACTGTCCTGTCCACACAATTTTCTACCCTAATAGATGAGTCAGCAACATCAATAACAGCAGCAATTCAGTTATCAACCTACCCAAAGCAATACCTAGAACCTGCTGTTATTTTTACTTCTGCACTCATAACTATTTAAAACATCAGGAAGGGTTTAATGGTATAATTATATAACTATGGCAAAGATACCCTTACCTGAGCGTGGTCAACCACTAGATGTAACATATATTTCTCAAATGGCTCAAGCAATTAACCAATTATCAACAGCAGTTTCTCCAGCAACTTATAAATATACATCAGTAGATACCCCAAATGCTGGCAGACAAAATTTAAAGGCTACTGAGGCAAGAATTATCGGTGGTAATGTTCGTGTTGTTAATAGTGGAACTATAACCGCTGGAGAAGAAAAATCTTTTACTTATTCATTTCCTGGAGAATTTAAGTATACTCCAATTGCAACAGCAACACCTATAAATACTGGCAATACTGTTGCTGGAAAAAATGTAACAGTTATTTTAAAATCAATAAATACTTCAGGCCTTGAAGGAATTGTAAGATTTAATACATCTGGAGATGTTTCAGTTGATGTTAATATTATTATTATAGGAGTACCTAATTAGTGCTAAAATGCCTAAGATGTAATGGAAGAATGTTTATAGATAGACAACACAGCAATATTGATCACATAGAGACCTATTGTATTTCTTGTGGATCAAGAAAATATTTTCATCCACCAAAAGAATCTTCGGAGGGGGCATGGCTACTAAAAAAGGAACTATTGAGAGCGAAGGCTACAATGTCCTCCCTGTAATTTTAGGGAATAAAAAAGTTTGGTTTCTTAATGGAGACCTAGTAAGAATACATCATCTAAATAAATCTAACGGAATTATGTCTGTTTATAATATAAATAAAGATCATCTTGAAAGTTGTTTAGTTAGTGATTTTAAAAACAAAAGAGAAAGAGCCTATACAGTTGGACAGACTGCTGATTTAGTTAATCGTCATA